TAGATCTAGAATATGAGTCGTTAAAAGATCATGAGTTATGGGTCGATAAAGAAGATCGAAAAGCCTTTCATGTCAGGCAAACCATTAAACAATTTCAAGCTTCTTTCATGACGCTTTATGGTGATTCATTTGAAGATGTGGTTATCGAGGCTAAAAGTAAGACTGACGCACATGAAAAGCTCACAGAGCGATACGGAACATTGGCATGGTTACTGATGAACTCGGAGCCCGATAGTGCCCTGGGTTAATGAACAACGCGATCGACATTCCAAGGTTTGGGAGGACGATCAAATACCAGGCCGAAAGTGGATATCCAGCTCCATGGTCCCTCTGCATCATGAATCCGTCCTAGACTCAGGCAATTTTGACACTGAAAACGACTTTATGCTAAACCCGGTCAATAATAGCCGTCTTAACGGCTATCTAATGAACCGTAACGGGTTTCATGTCACGGTTCAGACCACGCCTGCCAGGGGCGCACAATCCCCTCAAGGTACGCTTTCTTTTGGGGGCAGGAAGGGCCAGCATTGGATTAGTTTACGCCCTGAATCGCTAGGTTATTTCGATTGGGATAGTCGGGTTTACACTGATATTTCCAATGCCCCTGATTTTGGTGATCTAAATACTGAGATTCATACTGCCGATTTTGCCAAGGGTGGGCCGAATATTAGATTGAATCGGGGCTTTACCGGAACCTGGTCGAATGTGTGGACCACCCCCGGAGGCGGAGCCGTAGACTGGATTTTTAATGCTAATTCCATTGAATTAAAACAAGATCTAATTATCAACCAAGCCGCTCGGGATTATTATCAGGCTCAAGGCAATGATGGTTATTTCGGGGTTCGATACGAACTGACTTGGCGAGACATCCCCAGGGTCTTAGCGGATCGAATCGAACGAAACACCCAAGACGATGATTTCGAAGGGGACTTTGTTGAATTAGAAGACGCTGATTTAAATCGTTTAGGCGTCATTCTTCCTGGGGCCATTTATGTCCGCAATCGAGGCGGTCGGGTCCGGGTTAGGAAAAGACTCTACAAAGAACAAGGGACTTGGTACTTGTTCCTGGGCGCGCTGTCCAGTGAAATAGCCAACCTACTCCCAGGTGATTTGATTATCGATCCGCCTATCACGACGGAAGCGGTGGGGATTAACTCAGACGACGCCCATGAAAACAACATCGGCGCGATTGGGTTATCTGGGTACGCGAATAGACTGTATATGGGCGATTACTCCTCTGGGAATAACTCCAACATGCAGTCCGGGTTTCGGTTTCAAACTGTCCCGATTGATAACGCGGCCACGGTCAACTCGGCCTCGGTGACACTGTATCGGACGGGATTGTCTGGAACGCCTGAGCTTCGGGTTCACTGTCAAGACGCGGACAATGCGGGCACGTTTACTACGACCACCAATGACATTAGCGGTCGGGCGGTGACCACAGGCGTATTGTGGAATACCACCACCACGCCGAACTTAGGAACCGGAAACAACCAAGACATCACCAGTACCGACTTAGCCTCAGATGTTCAGACCGTTGTGAATCGAGCGGGCTGGGCGAGTAACAACAGCCTGGTCGTGATTATTCGAGACGTGAACACCGCTGGATTTGATTATTTAACGGTAGAGGATTTTAACAGCGCCAATACCAACGAAGCCCGTTTTGATGCGGATGTCGATGCGGCGAGTGGCGCCGCGTTAGTCGTGGGAAATTTACACCGAAATCAATTTAAACATATTTTAGTGAGGTAATTTATGGGACGTATTTATACCGTGTCATTTGAGGATATCGGGGTCTCATTGGCTCAGGACTTTTTTCAGATCGAGGCTGTAACGGTACCAGCCATTATTCATGCTGTTTACCTGAGTCAAAACTCAGATGTGGGCGATGCGGCTGCCGAAAATTTAACGGTACGCTTTCGTCGCGTCACGGATGCGTTAACCAATGTGACCGCAGAGGCCCAGCTTGATACAGGCGACAGTGCGGCGAACGCAGACTTAAACGTTAATGATACGACGGCCTTAGTGACAGGCGCACAAACCGTCCATGCTGAGTGCTGGAATATTGCGATGCCGTTTATTTATTTACCGCCACCAGAACTAAGAATCGTAGTACCGGTGGGCGATGTGGTGACAGTCAACCTGCCTACCGCCCCAACGGACGCGCTAACCATGTCTGGCGTGATGTATTTCGAAGAAATAGGAGCTTAATATGAGTGCAACCAACGCCACCGCCGCCGCTATCCTGGCGCTTTATTTTGAAAACGCAAATCATACCGGAATCGGAGATGCGGGCGGGTTAATTGGTGCCACGACCCCTGGATCGTATTACATCAGCCTTCACACCGCCGATCCGACGGAGACCGGCAATCAGACCTCGAGTGAAGCAACCTACACCAGCTACGCCCGTGTCGCGGTCGCCCGATCAACGGCGGGTTGGACCTCCGCTACTGCTGATCCGGCCACGGTCACCAATGACGCCGCGATTACGTTTCCAGCGGCGACGGGTGGATCGAGCACCTGTACTTATTTTGGTATTGGTACAGATGCAAGTGGCGTCGGCACGTTGTTATTCAGCGGTGCGTTGGATGCGAGTCTAGCGGTCACCAGTGGCATTACCCCAGAATTTGCGATTAACGCCCTAACTATCACCCTAGACTAATGTTTAGAAAGCCTTATCGAGGGTACTACACGCCTCGACGCCTCTTTATAGCCGGTGTTGTCGCTGCCTCTGGGGCTATATCAGCCACGACGCCGATTGTTTTTGGGCAGTCCGCCTCTGCCACGGGAACGGCTTCCCTAACGGCGACTGAGCCTGTTTTATTTGGTGAATCCGCCCAGCTTACCGCTCAAAACAGTAATGTTACGGCTACCGAAGCGGTTGTTTTCGGGGAATCGGCTCAGTTAACCGGGACCGGGGCTTTGGCTTCGGTCTCCGATGTAGCCGGTGTAACGTTTGTTTTCAATTCGGCTGAGCCCAGCGATGACGATCATGGCCGACTCTCCACGATAGCCGATCTATTCGTTAGTGATTTCAATTTTTCCGTTGAGATGTGGGTCAAACCTAGCGATGCCTACCCTTATGGGACGGTGGCCGGAGGCGGAAACGACGCGGCGACGAATTGGGCCTCCGAAGATCCGACTCCTACCGCCCCGAATGATCCCTATGGGGGTGGATCGACTTGGCAATATATGAACTGGATCATAGACGGTAATAATAACACCGATGTGGTCGATGGGACGTTCTCTTGTGGGGTCTATGGCTCGGGTCGAGTCCGAGGATTAATCGGGGATGGAACCAATTTAGTCTGGTTGCAACCTGCTGTGACGGGTGATGTCCCGAGTATTGTTGATGATCAATGGCACCAAATCGTTATCGGTGGTCGAGAATCGGGCGTTAATGACATTGATTACGAGCTTTGGGTCGATGGCGCGATTCAAGACAGTGTCACGATCACGAATGGTCGGACGGATTTTGATGCCACGTTCTGGACCGGGAATAGCTGGGCGACTTTCCCAGCTAGCCAAGGAAACTGGACCTTCGGTGCTGAAAAACTATCCAGTCTCAATCTTCTAGATCACCAGCCTGATTTTAAAGGCGATTATACCGCTCTTACCCTTTGGGATGTTGCCCCAACCTCAGTAGCCGCTCGATACGCCTCGGGTCCTACCGGGATTGCTGGGACTGAATCCAACCTAATCAGCTATTATCCCTTTGATGAAGGGACCGGAACGACCGCTAGCGATGATTTGACGAATAGCGGAGACATTACTTTTTATCTCGGCGCAACGGAGACCGCCCCGACTTGGGCCACGGTTCCGGCTCCATTGGTCGGGTTTTCGTCCTCCACCCAATTAACGGCAACGGGCGCGCTTGATTCAACCGAAGCGGTGGTTTTTGGTGAGTCCGCTGTCTTATCGAATGCCGGCGCCCTAGCGGGCACGGCTACGACTGGCTTTGGAGAGTCTGCTCAACTTACCGGAAATGGAGAATTAACCAGTACCACCGCCGTTACCTTCCTTGGTTCCCTGTCTACCACTCAAGAGAGCGAAGAGGCTTATTCTGGCGGGTTTTGGTTTGGGTATGATCTAGAATATCGACATCGCCAGAAAGAGGAAGAAGAACGCAAGAAACGCCGCGAGAAGGTCAAACGGTTAAAAGATAAGATTGACCGTGAAATCGCTGAACGTCTACAGAAAGAAGAAAACGAACAAGACCGAATCAACGAGTTAAAACGCCTTGCTGACTTAGTTGAGAAAAACAAACGAATCATCCTAGCCCAAACCAACGAAAAGGTAGTCAAGGCGGCGAATCGTGTTATTAAGCAAAAGAACTATTCCGCAATGGAAGCCCTTGAGCGGGAATTGAAAATGCTAAAAGAAGAAGAACTCTTTCTCATCGAAGCCACTAAACTATTAGTTAACCAATAGGCCCATTATGGAAGTCTTTATCAATACCCCACAACTTGCTTTCAAAGAAGGCTCCGCCTTTACCGCGACGGCTTACTTCAGAGACAATGACACGGCCTTAGCCCCCACCACGGCAAGCTATCGAGTGGATTGTTTAACAACGGGGAAAGTGCTCACCGATTGGACAACCCTCACCCCAGCGGCTAGTATTGCTATATCCATTACGCCCACTGAAAACGCGATACAGGACGACTCGAATCGGACTGAAAAGAAACAAATCACGGTCTCGGCTGATCCAGATACCACTACCCAGGTAAGAGGCACGGTCACTTACAAGGTACAAGACATAAGAGGGTTTTAACATGGAGATGAGATGCATGAAAGGATATATACATATACCTGAAACAAGAACAGGATATATAGGTGAGGTTTGCCGCTATGATGTTATGGTTGGCGATAAACAGTATACGGTGGGCTTTCTAGACAAAGACAATCAGGAAAATAGGGAGATAGCCAGGAGGATGATTACTGCTGAGATCGTTAATGATGGGCTTACTGTAAAGGATTCGGCTCCCGCCATAATTCCTGAAGCTGGACGTGATCCATCAGTAAAGTTTGAAATAGTGGAGGCTAGTCATGCCCTATAAAAGCAAAAGCAAGAAAGGCAAAGGAAAGGGCAAACGCCCTAAGTATTAATGTTCCACGTGAAACAATTGCATAATGCAATCAAATAGTTAAAGTTGAGTCAATCATGCCAGGCGGAGCCCCTTTAGGAAATCAAAACGCAGTCAAAGCCAAACGCTGGGCAACAGCCATTGATAACGCCCTAAAGAAACGCTCAAAGTCTGATGGAATCAAAGCCTTAGACGAATTAGCCGAGAAGCTATTGGCGGCGGCTGAGAATGGCGATGCCTGGGCCATTAAAGAATTGGGGGATAGAATTGACGGCAAGCCAGCTCAAGCGCTTATCGGCGGCGATGAAGACGACCCTGATATCAAGGTTGTTGGCGAGATAACCCTTGTCAAACCTAAAGATTAAGTGGGAATTCCCTGAAACACTCGGCTTTCTGTTCCACCCCCACCGCTACAAGATTGCCTATGGTGGTCGAGACGGCGCTAAGTCCTGGTCATTCGCCAGAGCCTTGTTATTACTTGGAGCTGAGAAACCATTAAGAATTGGTTGTTTCCGTGAGGTCCAGAAATCCATAAGAGATTCGGTCCATAAGTTATTAAGCGACCAGATAGAAGAAATGGGCCTAAGCGGTGTTTATACTGTATTGCAAAATGAAATCCGAGGCACCAACGGGACCGAGATTGTCTTTTCAGGTCTTTCCACCTTAACCAGAGACTCGATTAAATCTTTTGAAGGGTTAAATGTGGCCTGGGTAGAAGAGGCTCAGAGTGTTTCTAAACGCTCCTGGGACATCTTAATTCCCACGATTCGAGCCGTTGATTCTGAGATATGGGCTTCATTCAACCCCAACATGGACACAGACGATACGTATCAACGGTTTGTGGTGAATCCACCCCCTGAAGCGAAAGTTGTCAAGATTAACTTCGATGATAACCCTTGGCGGTCCAAGGTCTTGGATGCTGAACGGGAGCGAATGAAAGAACAAAACCCGGATGATTATGAACATATTTATCTGGGAGAATGTCGGCCTGCGATTGAGGGCGCGATATATTACAACGAGGTCTCTAAGCTTAGATCAACGAATCGTTTAACTAATGTGCCCTATGATCCCATGCTCAAAGTCCATGTCATTACGGACTTAGGCTTTAACGACTTTATGTCCTTAATCCTAGTTCAAAGGCTGGGGTCAGAGATTAGAGTGATTCGCTACATCGAAGATCGACAACGCTACATCCCTAGCTATCACCAGGAACTCAAAGATCTAAACCTGAATTATGGCAAGCTCTATCTACCCCATGACGGCAAAGCTAAGCATGTGACCGGCTCAAGCGCTCAGGAACAATTCGAAGCGTTAGGCTGGGAAGTCGAGATTGTTGAGGACATTGGGCTAGAGCAGGGAATCAGGAAGGCAAGAGAAGTGTTTGGACGTGTGATTATTGATCGTGAGAATGCCTCTGAATTATTGAATAGGCTGGGCCGATACCGAAGACGAGTCAATAACGAAGGCCAAGCTTCCACTCCCTTACATGATGATGAGTCACACGGAGCCGACGGGTTTAGGTATTTATCCATTGTGGCTGATCAATTAAGCAACGAAGACACGATCATTACCGATCCCTACGAGGCGTTTAGAGGCCATTATGGCGGTTAAGAAAAGAACTAAAAAACAACAACTGCAACGAATCCATGACCGATATGAGCTAATGGTGGACGCGGATCGAGAGAATCGTCTGCTGGCTATGGAAGACATGCGCTTCATTACGGTTCCCGGTGAGCAATGGGACGACAATATGAAACAGGAGCGAGGAGACAGACCTTGCTACGAGTTCAATAAGACCCGGGTCACGTGTAAACGCATCATCAACGACATGCGGGCTAATCGTCCAATGGGTAAGGTTCGGGGTGTCGAAGGCGGAGATAAGAAGACCGCCGAAGTCTATGAAGGGCTGATTCGCAATATCTGGAATACCTCAGACGGAGACTCGGTGATTGATTATGCCGCTGAGTACCAAGTCGGTGGGGGGATGGGGGGATGGCGAATCTTAACGGATTACGCCTCGGATTCGGCCTTTGAACAAGATATCAAAGTAGAGGCCTTACATAATCCTTACTGTTTATGGTGGGACCCGGCGGCACGCGATCAACAAAAACGGGACGCGATGGATTGTATCTATACCGAACGCATCTCCAAAGAAGCTTATAAGACACGCTGGCCAGATGCCAAGCCGGTGGACTTCCAAGACAATGACCACGTTGATACTCGGTCGGATAATGATTGGGAAGATGAAGAAACGGTCCGAATCGCCGAGTATTGGGAGAAGGTGCCGCACAAAAAAGAACTCTGGCAGTTACAAGATGGCAAGGTCATTGACGCAGCTAGTGATGAGGCCGCTTTAATCGACCCCAATGCCATCAAGAATACCCGAGTAGTGGATACTCATAAGATCATGCAATGCATTGCATCAGGTGACGCCATTCTTGAAGGCCCAACCGAATGGGCTGGGTCTATGTTACCGTTTGTCTCGCCTTACGGTGAATACATCGTGGTGGAGGGTGAGGTCTTTTGGTTTGGGGTGACTCGTTTCGCCAAAGACGCACAACGCTCTTACAACGTGTCTCGGACGGCCATTTCTGAGGCCATTGCGATGGCCCCCCAGGCGAAGTTTTGGGCTACACCAAAGCAGGCAGAGGGCCATACGGGCAGTTGGGCTGAAGCCCACAGAAAGAACTTCCCTTTCCAGCTTTATAATCCCGATCCTGTTGCTCCCGGCGTCCCTCAACGTAACGGTGGCGCCGATGTGCCGGTTGCCCTGATTCAAGAATCCCAGATCGCCTCAGAAGAAATCAAAGCGGTCACGGGGATATTCAGCCCGGACTTGGGCGCGGGTGATCAGGCTAAATCCGGTGTGCAGGAACGAGAACGCCGGGCCCAGGGACAGATTGCCACCTTTAACTATCAAGATAATATGGCCAAAGGGATCCGTCGGACCTGGGAGATATTGATTGATTTAATTCCACAGATCTATGACACCGAGCGAGAGCTAAGAGTATTAGGGTCAGATGGGGCCGAAGACTACGTCACGATTAACACCTTCACTCAAGACCCTGAAACAGGCGAACGTATCAAGATCCACGACCTGTCTATGGGCCGTTACGACGTTAATATTACGGTAGGCCCTTCGTTTACCTCTCAACGCCAAGAGGCCTCTGAAGTCTATATGCAGCTCTCCCAAGCCAATCCGGCCATCTTCGGAGTCGCAGGGGATTTAATTTTCAAATCAATGGATCTGCCTTATTCAGAGGACATTGCCGAGCGATTAAAAGCGATGCTTCCACCTGAAATCCAACAAGTCATTAATGAAGACAATCAAAACATGTCACCGGAAGTCATGGCCGCGATGCAGCAGGCTCAACAAGCGATGCAAATGGTCGAACAACAGATGCAACAGGTTCAGATGGCGGCCCAAGAGGTCCAGGACGAACAACAGCAAACCGAGCAACAAAAAACGGACGTGGTGAAAGCTATCGCTGACCTAGAGGTCAAACAGTCCCGATTCGAGGCCAAAATAGCCAAAGAAACCGCTAATCTCGCCATGAAAGAGGCCGGATTGGTCGTTAAAGAGGCGGGGGTCGAAGGGCTGGTCAACGAAATGGAACGAGCCAAAGCCGATGACCAAGAAGTCGAAAGCATGGTTGCCCAGCAAACAGACCAAGCGGTAAACGTCATTGAACAAATGGCCGAGCAGTTCAGCCAGGAAGCCTTACAGGTCATAGAACACATTCAGTCTCAAAAAGAGACTAAGCCTAAGATTGTGAAAGTCGAATCCAAACGCGTGAACGGCAAATTAGTCGCGGTTCCCGTGTACGAGGCCCAACCGGAGGGTTAAACCGGATACCAACACCAGAATGGTTTAAAACTGGATGTCGTCAGACTACGGAGTAATCCCCATGAGTGAAGAAAACGATCTCGCCCCAGAGGGCGATTTAGATGTATCTGTTGAGGAAAGCGCGGAGGCGCCAGAACCGGCAGCAAGTGACGAACTTGAGGCATCATCCCCTGAAATCGAAGATTCGCCAGCCGAAGAAACCGAACAAACGGTTAAATCGGAGGAGTCACGGCGAATCGGTGAGCTAGCGTGGAAGCAGCGAGAAGCGGAACGGATTGCTCAAAAAGCAACCCAGGAAGCCGAGTATTGGCGACAACAGGCCCAAAAGCCGGATGAAGTCGAGCCCGATAAAACCCTTGCTGATTTTGACTATGACGAAGATGCTTTTCGCACTCATTTGTTTGATCAAGCCACTAAACGGGCCGAGAAAGCCGCAACCGAGGCGGCTCGACGCGAAATAGAGCAAGATAACTCACAGCGTGAACAGCAAGCTCGTCAACAAGCCTATCTGAAGAGAGAACAGGAATATGCCGGGACGTTAGATGATTATTGGGATGTCGCTCGTAGTGATTCGGTGATTGTGAATCAAGACATGTACAACGCCCTGATTGGATCTGAACATGGCCCTGCCATCCTTTACTACTTAGGTAAGAACCTGGACATCGCCGATAGTATCTCTCGTTTGCCCGTCGCAGAGGCCGCGATGGAAATCGGTAAGATCGAGGCCAGGCTAACCAGTCAAAAACCCGCAACCGTCACCAAAGCGCCACCGCCGCCAAGTCAGATCAAAGGGCTTGACCCGGTGATTAATAAAAACCCCGACGATATGACGCAAGCTGAATTTAACGCGCATCGTCGCAAGGTGATTGCACAAAGGAGACGATAAATGTCTAATACCTTGAAGGTCACAGATCGGGTGCTCAAAGAAGCACAGCGAATCGCACATGAAAAGCTGTCGTTTATTGGGACCACCGACCTACAATACGATTCATCCTTCACTTATGACGCGAGTCGAGGCCCGAATGGCCAGACCTTACGTATTCGCGAACCCAACCAGTACACCCGCCGCCAAGGCTCGCGTGTCATGGACGTTCAAGATCAGGATGAATCCACTCAAAACATCACCGTAGCCACTCAAGACGGTGTGGATATGCGGTTTAACTCGCAAGAGCTGATCCAATCGGTTAACTCCGATGGCGCGTTTGATGCCTTAAGTAAAAACTACATCGAACCGGCTATCTCCGTCCTGTGCTCAGGCATTGAAGGGGATTACCTGTCTTACTGCACCAAGCGGACCTACAATCTCGCCGGTACCGCAGGCACCCCTCCGGTTGACTTAGTGGCCACTGGTGCAGCACGAGCCAAGCTAAACCAGAACCTCGCACCTAAAGACGGTCAACGTTGCGTCCAGATGGACTCGGTGACGATGGGCGGTTTGGTAAATGGGTTAAAAGGTTTATTCCAAGACTCTTCCCAGATCAAAGAGCAGTATCGCGAGGGCATGATTGGCCGGACGGGTATGGCGGACTGGTATGAGAATGAACGCATGTACTCGCATACCAACGGTGCAGATGTGGCCGGTGCGGTGAATCAGACCTCATTTGCTCAAGCCATGACGACCGTTACTATGGATGCCATGACGGCTGCGCCAACCGTGGGATCGGTCTTTACGATTGCGGATGTGTATGCGGTTCATCCTGAGACCAAACAGGCCTATTCTCATTTGCAGCAATTTGTGGTTACGGACAGTACGACGCCTTCTACGACTACGATGTCATTCTCGCCTGCAATTCGTTCGACTGGTGCCAAGCAGAACGTGGACGCGATGCCGGCTAACAATGCGGTGATTACGTTCGTGGGTTCGGCGTCAACGGCCTACACGCAAAATTTGATGTACCACAAAGAAGCCTTCCAGTTTGTCACGGCGGATTTGCCGATTATGGACGACGCCCACAAGTGCAAATCCAGTGTGTCGGAAGGGTTAAGTTTACGCTGCTGGATGGGATCGGATATTCGCAATGACGAGCTGTTAATGAGGATCGATATCCTATACGGCATGGCGGCTTTGCGTCCGGCGTGGGCTTCACGGATCACTTCATAAGGAGATTTAAAATGACAATAGAACGATTAGACTATGGCTCTCCTGATGGGTGTCTCGCAAAAGGCATCACTCAAGAGGTTATCGCGTGTGGCGCGGCCACGACTTTAGTAGCGGGGCAGTCCGGGGCCTTAGTGCTTCTGGATACCGCCGCCGGCAGTATTGTGACGCTTCCCACGCCTATTGTGGGCATGACCTTTGACTTTGCCGTCAGTGTGTCCGTGACCTCAAACAGTCACATCATTGGAGGCTCAGCGGGTGAATTCCTAATGGGCGGGATCCAGATGATGATTGATACCACGGGTGTGAGTGAAGGCCAGTTTTTAAACGGCACAACTCATTTGACCCTGACGCACAACGGTTCAACGACCGGCGGATTAATCGGGACCAACTACCGTTTTGTCGGCGTGAGCACGACCCAATGGATGGTGACGGGTCTTTGTGCCGGTTCTGGCGTATTGGCGACACCAGCTACCACTTAACCGTTAGCCCCTTCGGGGGCTTTCTTTAATGAGGAAAAGACATGTCTGAACCAATTTATCTAAAAAGCCCTGAGCACGGCTATCACATTGCTTATACGGAAAAAGAAGCGAGGGATCATGAGAAGCTCGGCTTCAAAAAGGTCGATATGGCCAAAGAATTAGAGGCTAAGAACAAAAAGGCCAAGAAAGATGCCGACTAATACGGCTTTTTTGGTCGATGCCCTAAAAGAGATTGGTGTCGTTGCAGATGGGGAAATTGCCCAAAACAGCGACCTGCAAGATTCTCTTGCGGTGATGAACCGAATGATGGCGGCTTGGTCCTTATCCGATAAAGAGGTCGGCTATTTTCCGCAAGATCAACTAGGCGATACGGTTCCTATCCCGATATGGGCTGAGGAAGGGGTTCAAGCCAATCTATCTATTAAGCTGGCCTCGTTATTTCGCATCCCGGTGACACTAGAATTGATCGATAAAGCGGCGGACGGTCGAAACGCCATCGCTCGCATCTGTATTAATAACAAGCTGGAAGGCGCGGATATGGACCACATGCCGTGGGGCTCAAATTATTACGATAACAACATTCTAACGGACAGCTAATGGGCATAAGATTACGAACCTATCCACGGTTTCAGGTATTACTGACAGACGGGACCAGGGCCTCTGGCGGGCTGCTGTATACCTATACGCCTGGAACGACAAACAATAAAACCACTTATCAAGAACAAGCCGGGACTACGCCTCATACTAACCCCATTGTGTTAGATGGAAACGGCGAGGCCGTGATTTGGTGGGATGGCAGTTATGACTTAAGGCTCGAAGATGCCAACGGGGTTTTACAATGGACCCTGGATGATTACGGGGTCGGAGAGGAAGATATCATTTCGGACAGTCTGACGACTGTGGCTATTACCGCGACAGGGCGGGTTGTGCTGAGTGGGGATGTCTTAATTAATGCCGTCGCCTCCATTATCGCCTTAAAAGCGGTGGTGGCCCCGGCCAGTAGTGGCATGCTCATCAACCTATTGGGTTACAGCTCCGCCTCAGACGGCGGCGGGGGTGTGTTTCGATGGGATTCATCTGACCTATCAACCGAGGTCGCCGCTGATCTACAGAATGGGATCTATGTTCCGCCTAACTCAGATACTACCGGGGCTACCGGAGCCTGGGTTCGTCACGACTTAAGGGAGATTGATTTTAGGTGGTTCGGGGCGGTCGGCGATGGGGTAGCAGATGACAGTGTTGCTTTACAGGCGGCGGTTGATAATGCGGCCAGTCATAAACAGTCCATTGTCCAGAATGGGGGGACTTACGGCATCACCACGGCGATTACGATTCCCGCGGATGTCTCTATCACCTTCAAAGGCGATGCGACGGTGTTTATTATTGCTGGGTTTACGGGTGTTCTCGTAGCTGGGATAACTAACGGTGTTATGTTCCATGTTCAAGGGGCCAATGTTAAGTTGGACGGGGTTACCTTTGATGCAAATAACCTCAATACAATTGGGGTGGTTTGTGTGTGGACAGACGTAGCAGGCGATTACAATGATATCCGGGACTGCACCTTTAAGAACATATTCTATTACGGCACAGGTTTAGTCTCGGCGGGGATTAATTGGCGTTTCAATAATTATTCTCGAACCGAAAGCTGTACTTTTATTAGCGTCCCGGCGGCTTGGGTCACCCAAGGTGGTGACTTTAATATCTGTGATGGTTGTATTCATATTGGAAACGCCACGGGCACCCGAGATACCTCGCTTGGTTTAGATGGCGGTGATGGGTGTCAGGTCACGAACAACATTATTGATTACTCTGGCGGAGTCGGCTCCATCACTTCGATTATCGGGGTGACGTCTGGGGCAACTAATTATCTGGTGGATGGAAATACTATTATTGGCCAGAACAACGGGCCGGGTATTTACGTCTGGGACGCGGGCGGTACGGCCCCGGTCAGAGGGATTGTGTCTAATAATCTTCTGGATAACACCGGTGTAACGGCAACGGCCACTGGTGTCGCATTACGCACGGCGACCAATTGTACCGATGTCACCATTGAGGGAAACACCATTATCGGAAATTTCACCGGCTTCGCCTCATCACTCGGCATTCAAACCGGCACCGATGCGGTGGTGGTGAGAAACAACACCGTTAATATAGTGGGTGTTAATGCCGGAGTGTATTTAGAAGCCACCCCCACGACGGGCGGCTATGCGGTGGTCGAAGGCAATAACATTGACACTAATTCAAGCTGTGTCTTAGTTGGGTCCGCCTCGAATCAAGGACTACCTATATGGGTTAAAAATAACACGTTTGAGAGTGCGGCTTACGGCGTGAATGCGACCGGTACGACTGAAGCAAACACACCAGTTTACATGCAGGATAACCAATTTAATAACATAACGACGGGCGTACTAGGGACTAGATGGGATGTCGCCTTCAATACTTATGGCGCCAAGGACGCCCCCCATTATTGCGGCGTTAGTACTGATATCGTCACTGGCGCGATTCCCGCCGGAACCTGGACCACAGGCGGGGGGAGTTTTGCGGTCGGGGATAAGTTTTGGAATGAGGCCGCGACCACCATTACCCCTATTGGCTGGGTCTGTACCACCGCCGGCGTCGCGGGAACGGGGGCGGTCTTTTCTCCCTTGGCGACGATGGAGTATGATGAGTACACTTCGGCTTCAACCGCGTGTACCGGAGCCGTGACCGCCTCAGTTTCGTGGAAGGTGACTAAAGCCGGTCGGATCGTGACGTTAACTCTCCCTGACACCCAAAGTGCCGGCGTGGCCGTGGCGAGTTTTGTCTATGGGGTGACTTTACCGACGACATTTCGACCCCTTGCCACGGTTCAATTCTTAACCCCTATTGTGAATGGTGGCGCGGCCCTGACGACCCCCGGCATGATCGAGGTTAATACGGCGGGAACGATCACCGTTTTCAGAGAAATCCCTGGGTCGGTTAATTTCACCGTCACCGCGACGTGTGGCTTAACTTCGACCTCTATGTCCTGGGTGGTCTAGTGAGATCTAAAATCCCTCTTTTGGGCGGGCAATCCACTCATCGGATCGCGAAGGTAAAAGATCAACAAACCATTAATTGGATCCCAAAAATAGAAAGCCCTGATTCGAAATCAGGGTTATCTCTGATGCCCGCCGCGGGATTAACCTTAGTAACCACTGTCAGCCCCGGCCCAGGACGGGCCAACATGAAGGTCTGGCAAGATGATTTATACGGGATCTCTGGAAATGTCTTTTTTAGTATCAACCCTTTAGATGTCGTGACGACCATTGGTACGCTCAATACCTCTGCGGGGTGGTGTGTTATCGCGGTGGGGCGGGCTTACATCATGATCACCGATGGGACGAACGGGTATACTTATGACGGGACCACGTTTGCGGTTATTTCTGATCTGGACTATCCAGACGACGCTTCGCACTGCGCTTATCTCGATAGTCGTTTTATCATTAATGATACGGGCACTGATCAATTTTATATTTCTGCCGCCGAAGACCCGACTTCCTGGTCCGCCCTAGACTTTGCCTCAGCAGAGGCCTCACCGGATGATATTCTGGCTTTTGAGACCACCACCAAGGATTTATACCTGTTTGGCGCCGACACGATTCAACCTTATTACAATTCAGGCAACCAAGATTTTCTCTTTGATCCCTATCCCAACACGATTGAATACGGTATTCATGCTAAATTCTCGCTAGCCCGTGATGATAATGGGTTATATTGCTTGGCTCAAAAGGTGGGCGGTGGGTTGGTTGTGGTTCACATTCAAGGCTTTACCGGACGGGCTATCTCCGATCCAGATATCACCTGGACTATTAATCAGCTCAGCGTGACGAATGATGCTATTGGCGCGATTTATGACATGAAAGGGGAGAATTACTATATTTTAACATTTCCCTCAGCCGACATAACCTATGCCTTTAATCTTCAGACCAGCCTACCCCATCGACTAAAAACCTACGGAATAGGGCGTCATCGGGTGCTAGGGTACGGCTCTTTGGGGGGTCGTCAATTCGGGATGGATTATGATAATGGTAAACTTTATGAGTTGGATTTTGATAATTACACCGAAGACGGAGAAGTGATCGAGCGGTATCGGCGATCACAGGTCATTCATAACAACAACCACATGGTGATATACGATCAAGTGGTGATTGATATCGAGTCCGGTGTGGGGAATACCGATGACCCCGATCCCGTCATTCAATTACGATATTCGGATGACGGTGCGAACACATGGTCATCCTGGCTAAATCGAAGCATGGGTAAGATTGGCGAGCATACGACTCGGTGTATTTGGCGACGCTTGGGCAGCTCAAGGGGGCGAGTGTTTGAATTTAGAGTTACCGATAAGGTTCTGGCGGGTATTATTGATGCCTATGCCGACGTGACCTCGACGATAGACTGATGATAGAAACCGGCATTGAACCCCCTAAACACTTAGAGCTAGACCCCACCAGTAAGATCTATAAATGGCTACTCAGGCTCCAAAGCGTGTTTGCCAAGGTTCAAACCTTCACCGTGACCATCGACCCGGCTTCGGTGGCGGCGAGTACGACTAGCGAGCAATCGTTCACCGTGAACGGACTAACCACCCAAGACATTATCACGGTCAACAAGCCTACCCATGATGCCGGATTAGGGATTGTTAACGCTAGAGTGAGCGCGGCTAACACCTTATCGATTACTTATATGAATACGACCGCCTTGGCTATCGATCCAAGTAGTGAAGACTATCTCATCATTGCTGTCAGGAGATAACATGACACAGGTTAAACGCGTTTCCAGAAACACCATGAATAAACTGTCCGGCCATCCCGATAACCCCGGTCGTGCTGAGTCCAGTAAAAATACCATTTATCTAAAAAAAGGGCTCAATCCACAGGAAGAAGCCACCGTTCTGGCTCATGAGTACGAACATATCGCCAAGGGGGAAGATGGTAATTTCTGGGGTGCGGTCGTCAGTGCAGCAGGTTCATTATTAGGCGGCGCGGCCAGTAATCGAGCCGCGAGCGATCAATCAGCGATTAATGCTCAATCCACTGAGAACGCGTCACAGCGAACTATGGAGATGAACCGTCGCGCCCAAGAAGAGTACCAACGTCAGTATGAACTGGCTCGACGTGACACCTTAGCCGGTCGGACCACCGGCATTGGGGCAATGAACTTCTTAAATCAAGCCCTCCTTCCCCAAGGTTATGGTAGCTATACCGATCCGAATATTGCGTTTACACCAGAATATCTACAACCGATGCAGTACAGTGCAGAAGGTGAGGCGAGTGTCGGTCAATCGGGTGACTTTCGTCCCCATTCCGTTTTATTTGGTGGTGACCCCAGCGCTGCTTTAAGTCGAAACCTTGATTACTATAAAGATCGCTTTAATCCCAGCAACATAGGGGGCCTTCTAGAACCCGAAGACCCGCTAAATTTCTTCGGGTTTCAAGACACAGGAACCTATACTCTACCTGATTACGTCCCCAGCGAGGGGACGCGTCTAACTGATTACACCGGGGGGCGAAATCTAAGGCCTTCGGCAGGCCCTCCACCGGCTGAATCCGGCCCTCTTCCTAATTTTATGCCTTCTGAGTTTGAGCCAGGGGAATTCCGGGCCGATCCCGGTTACCAGTTTCGCCTAAGCGAAGGCGAAAAGGGCATGCAGAACCAATTGTCCGCGTCAGGCATGAATGCCTCGGGTCGGGCCTTAAAGGAAATGGAACGGTTTAGACAGGGACTTGGATCACAGGAGTATGGCAATTTCTTTAATCGTGAATTGTCCAAACATCAACAAACCAATCAAGATAAACAAAATTATCTTTCTCGCATCATGCAAATGGCCGGATTTGGCCCTCAATCGGTCAATACCGTTGCCTCTGCCGGCGCGAATACCGCCTCCGGGGCCGGAAGTGCTAATATTAATACCGGAAATGCCTTAGCTAGTATCGGTATGCAGGGCGGGGCGAATGCGGCGAATATCGCGGGTCAACGCGGGGCGAATTGGAACAATGCGATACAGGGCGGGTTACAGAACTTTACCCAATGGCAACAACAACAGAACATGAATAATATGTTTAATCAGACGGATCCCCGTAATACGTTTTATCGCGGTGATGTCTGGGGGAATCCAAACTAATGGCACAAATTATCCCTCCTAAAATGAATGTTTTTAATTATGGTCAGGCTGTCGAGCAGGGAAATCAGAACGCCATGAATGAACAGCTCATGAAGCAAATGCCTGAACGGATGCAGATGCAAAGAGATCGACATCAGACTCAACAGCAAGGGGCGGAATTACAACAGGCTCAGCAAGGGTTAAATATGATGTTGCAAAAGGGTCGGTTTGTGTCCGATCAAGGCAGTTATGACGCCTGGCGTCAAGAGATTGGTGCATTAGGCATTGTTCAGCCTGAGCAAATGAATCCTAACTATACCCCTGACTATATGAATCGGGTCTTAGGAATGACGCAGGATAAGCTAAAAAACATGACCGCCGAGATGCGTAACTATACGTTTAGTCAGCAATTACCTGAAGATAAGAAAAAAGAGTTTAGAGGCTGGAAGCAGAGTTCTGCACAGGAACGGATCGCCCAAGATCCAAGCCTTGCCGGACAAGTCGCACAAACTCAGGCCCAAATTACAGGCAGCAAGGCCAGAGCCGGGGAACAGGCCAAGTCAGAGGTTCAACTCAAGATGCGCCCCCAGATACAGCGCGCCATTAAACAAGCTGAAGTCGAGGCCAAGAGTCGTGGCGAAAGCTTCACAAGCTTAACCAAGGCAAAAGCGGCGCTTCCTGGTCTTCGGGAGGTAGTTGATAAACTGGTTCAACTATCCGATGTGGGCACTTATACCCTGACCGGGCGGGCCTATGACGAAGCGGTTAAGCAAGCAGGCTTTGGTGCAACGAAGGGCTCAACGGCAAGGGTCAAAATGACCGCGATTGTCAATAATCAGGTCTTACCGTTGTTACGTGAAACCTTTGGCGCGGCCTTTACCGTGGCGGAGGGTGAAAGTTTGCGAGCGACCCTGTTAGATGTTAACGCGGCCCCCGAGCAAAAAAAGGCCACATTGGATGCGTTTATTGAACAAAAGATCCGTGATATTGAGACTAAGGAGATGGAATTGAAAGGGGTAGAGCAGCAACCATCTGGTATAAAATTTATAGGGTTTGAATAATGCCGATTGCCAGAGTACAACTAGAAGACGGACGAATTGCTAAGTTTGAAGTGCCCGAAGGCACCACGCCTGAACAGGTCACGCAATTTGCTCAACAGAATCAATTCTCCCAACAAGACCCCTCGAACGAAGCACCGCCGCGTCAGCACGAAGGACTAACCGCCTGGATTATGGGTCAAGAGGACATGTCCGCAAGCGAACGAGCCAAAGACATCGGCAAAAGCGCGTTAAGACAAGCCGGACTGGCGGGGCGCAATCTATTAACAGGCTTTGAGGGGATTGTGGATTTTGCCGGAACGCCTATCCGGGCCGCTGTGCAGTATGCAGGCGGTCCCGATCTAGCCGGCGGTCAGAGTGATGCCGCTGATGCTTTAGGGCTGCCTGAGGCTAAAGGAGCGGGTGAGCGTATTATCTCCCAGGGTCAGCAAATGTTAGGCGCCGGTGTCCCTGTATTGGGCGCAGCCCAGAAAGCCTCATCTGCAAGCAATATCGCTAAAACCATGGCCGCCGCTCCTGGCCAACAAGTCACTTCTATGGCGGGGGCCGGTCTTGCCGGCGGCGCAGCTAAAGAAGCTGATCTAGGCCCCGCCGGTGAGTTTGCCGCAACCTTGGCCGGCGGAATGGTCGCACCGCAAACCCTACCCCAGTCTACGGCGAGAACGTTTGTTAAGCGGGCAAGAGAATACGGCTACAAACTCCCTCCGGCGATGGCGAAAGGCACGAAGACGCAGCAATTCGCGGAAGGTGTGGCCGGTCCCGTTCCGACTAAACAAGCCGCCTCTGTACATAACCAAGGGGTGACCAATAGCCTGATTAAGCGGGAGCTGGGTTACCCTGATGATATCCCTTTATCCGCAGAAGGGCTGGATGGGCTACGGAGTCAAATGGGCTCGGTGTACGAACGCGCCAAACAGGCGGGAACGATTACTTTAGATGCGACTTTCAAAAAGGACTTGAACAGAATCGCCTCAAGGGGATCGGCGTTGGCCAAAGAGATCCCAGAACTCAAACAAGCCGATGTAGTCAACCTAGTGAAAGCCTTTAATAAAAAACAACTCTCATCCGAAGCGATTGTGGATGCGGTAAAACAATTACGCGCCAACTCATCGACCGGCTTTAAATCCGCCGATCCGGCGATTGTGGCTCAAGCCAGAGCGTCTGGGAAGATAGCGAATGCATTGGAAAAAGTGCTCGAGCGAGGGTTAAAGGGTAAAAATCCTGAACTGGTGCCAGAACTTAAGGCGGCTAGGCAAACCATTGCTAAAACCTATACCGTTGAAAATGCCTTGAAAGGCGAAAACGTGGACGCCGTGGCTCTGGGTCGGATGCTAGATAAGCGAAAACCTCTTTCTGGGGTTATCCGGGATGTGGCTAAGTTTGGTCAACAGTTCAAAGGGGCCGCACAAACCTCACCGCCTCAAACCACCAACTTTAGACCAATGGATATGGTCGCAGGGGTAGGCGGGGCAGCAGCCACTCAACAACCTCAATACCTAGCTTTAATGTTTGCACGACCCGCTTTGCGAAAAATATTATTATCTGCCCCTTATCAAGACAGATTAACAAAGATAACGCCGACGATGGTTGATCGATTGATGAGCTTACCAGAAGGCGTGCAGGCGAAAGCATTAAGCGATTTAATGGAAGGGCTTACCAATCAGGAAAGTTCGACTCCACCCAATTCGCTATCACCACAAAGACAATGAATATAATCAGAAGATCCATTTTTTAAGGGTAACACAACATCCTCAAGAATCTCTAAAAATTCAAATTCTTGCCGCTGTTCAAAGTATTTCTTAAGTGCTTCCATATTCATCTAATATTCTTAATTACTAATATGCTAAGGATATAGACTAATTTTAACTATATTGCAAATTGCAAACATTACACCCCCAACAAAAGAGGTATAATTCATGCCTAGATTTTCAGACGACAAGCTCGAAGGATTCTACCAAGAGTTTGTTCTACACCAGGAGGCGTTTGAGATGCACCGCACGGAGCAACAGCAATTTAACACTGAATTACTCGCCAGTATCAAAGAAAACACCACCGCCGTCGCTTCGCTGGCATCCAAAACAGAAACTATTATGGAGGTATGGGCCGCTTCTCAGGGCGCATTCAAGGTGATGAAATGGGTAGGAAGCGCCGTAAAATGGGTAGCTGGCGTCCTTATTGCTATCGGCGGGGTTTGGTATTATTTTAAAAACGGACACAACTAGGAGTCACTATGACCATTAAAGACTTAGCCGGAATCTTTCTAATCCTGGGCCTGTTAGGCTGGGCCCTCATTGCTAATGCAGGTGGACGAAAACCGCCCGTTATCAACAACTACCACACCCATAACACCTATGTGCTTGAAGATTGTTATGTGGGTGGTGCCAATGTCGCGCTCGATCAAATAGAGCAGGACTGGCACACTAACGACGCTCAATGGGGTTTCGGGTTTGGGTTAAGCTGTGATGAAACAGGTGCGGGATTTGGCATGGCTCAAAAATACAACGGCGTCATGTATAACGGATCGGTAGGTTACGACGAGATTAATAAGACCCAAGTCGGTATCGGGATAAACGGTCGATTCTAATGGGCTCCGCATTCAAAGTCTTTGATCGAGTCTTAACGTTCATTACCAACAATAAACTGATTCAGTTATTACTACCCTTATTGTTTGCGGGTGGGTTTGTGGCGGTCGGAATGGGCTCAATGGAGACCGCTGAGCGATTATCAAACCTTGAGGCAACTTCCGAAAAACCGGAAAAACCCGCAAAGACGATTACCATCTTGCAGGAAACCCCCAATAACTGCAAAGACGACCATGTGCAAATGAAGCTTGATATCCAAAGATGTCTTAATCACGTGGATAATCACTAATGCGGACAATTAACGAGATCGTGGTTCACTGTAGCGCGACTAAGCCGGATCAAGACATTGGCGTAAGCCAGATCGACCAATGGCACCGAGATCGAGGCTGGCGAGAAATCGGCTACCATAATGTTATCAGGCGTAATGGTGTCCTAGAACATGGACGGGATATCTCTGAAATCGGGGCCCATGCTTATGGCTATAATAGACATAGTATCGGCGTTTGTATGGTGGGGGGTGTGGACGGTAATGGTAAGGCAGAGGACAACTTCACCAACGAGCAATACGCAACACTAAAGGGGTATCTCGACACCCTGTTTGACGTATTCCCAGGTGCCCAATTAGTCGGGCATCGAGACCTATCCCCTGATGTGAATGGAGATAGCATTATCGATCGATGGGAGTGGGTAAAAGAATGCCCCTCGTTTGATGTTAGAAGCTGGTATAAGGAGTAACTCATGAACTGGAAAGGTTTAGTGAAAAGCGTGGCCCCTGTACTCGGTACAGCACTTGGTGGCCCGTTTGGTGGCATGGCCTCTAAGTGGTTAGCCGGTGAGTTATTAGGGGATGAAAACGCCTCTGAGGACGTATTAGAGCAGGCCATCTCTGCCGCGAATCCTGAGACATTCGCCAAGATAAAAGGGCTTGAACACTCGTTTAAGATCCGCATGAAAGAGATCGGACTGAGTGAGAAACAGCTCGAAGCCGAAGATCGCCAAGACGCCAGAAAATTATTCACGGTGAATAAATGGCCTCAAATTGCTTTATCCGCTATTTTTATTGGTGGCTATTTTGGGCTGGTTTATACCTTGGTTACTGGATCTATCACCATTCCAGACGATCAACAAATTCTGGTGACGGCGTTGATTGGTGTCTTAACGGCTGGGGTGTCCAATATTATGCAGTTTTGGTTCGGATCAAGCTCTGGAAGTAAGGACAAAACGGCGATGGGGCAGTAATGACTTACCTACTCTCCCTCCTTGTCCTAGCTTACCTGCTAAGCCGGTTCTGGGTGTTTGCCTGCATTTCTTCCCGAGACTATAACCGCAACTATGTTTATAACTACGTCCTGCAAAACAATAAAGAGAACTGGTTAAAACGGTTATGGGAACGAAACCCGATAGAAACCCAAAATGGCTGGGTATTGCTTCGAGCCGATAACGTCGATCACGGCTCTCAGATGAGTCGAGACGGCTTTATTCAATACCGAAAAACGAATACGGTTCAATTCTACCTTATCGTCTTCATAGCGTGGATGTGGCTCGATGACGACAGTAATTATGACACCACGGATAAAGGTCTGATTGAGTCTATTGCCAGTGGAGAACGAAAAATCCTCCCTATCCTGCCAGCGGATATCATCACGGTGCTATTTAAAAAGCAATTAAAGAAAGTGGACTTTGATGGGGTAACATTCGGGAACAGCTTCGACTTAGGTGATATTCGGGCAGAACATCCGTTTTATAATTTCTTTGCGACCCTGGTCTGGAATTCCAGAAACCCCCTTATGAATTTCAAATACTTATGGATGGATTATTAAAAGAAAGGCTGTTGTTTTATTAACTCGATCGCTAATCGTTTTTTAGTATGCGTATCATCACGCCATACAGAAACACAAGTGAACTCGCCGCCAAAGTCTTCTGGTAACTTTTCCAGCTCTTCGTAATCTTTCATAGATCTCTGTTTCCCATAACAGGGATTTACTAGTCCGTTTGTCATCACTCCCCCTTAAGGCTTTCAAGCCTATCGATTAGCTCATTTAAAACATAGGATGAGTATTCATCTATTCGCATGTTTTCGGCTACGTCTATACACTCATCTATCGTATCGTTACGGAGGGTGTTGAGTTGCTCTTGCAGCCCCTTTATTACCTTAAGCGGACAATCCTTGCAATGCCCACCCACACCGCATAAGCCACCATCGAAACATCTATATTTACCTTCCCATTCACTCATCACTACACCCATTACAGTTAAACTCCTTTGATACACCGTGCTTGTATTCACTGGTGGGTTGTTCTGGGAGATCAAAAAGAAAATCACTGGTTGTTGTATCCGTTCCGCCCGTATCTAAATACCTGATGTAAATACCTTGATTAATGTTTGGATTCCTGCCAAGTGTATCGACATATCTTAACCTTCCATAAGGCCAGCTAGACAAAAACAGTTTTCGCTCTGATACCCACTCACTCATAACATACCTCCTTTTAGGGCTTCATACATTTGACGTAATACTCTTTGCTGATACGCCTCTGGTGCTGTTTCAGGCTTAAAGCCATCCATTCCTGTAAATATTTCTTTTGCTTCGCGCACACTTTCTTTTAACTGCTCATTTTCAGTCTCAGCTTGTTCTAGGGCGGTGGCGAGTTGTGGCGCTATTTCATAAGCTAGCTCTTCTGTCGCGGTTGTTATTGAAAGCTCAGACGCTCTACCGGCCTGAATAAAACCAAACAGATATTTCTGCCTTTCAATTAATTCTTTGTTGTTAATCATGGATTCCTCCAAAAATAACGCCATAGCTTTATGTTTTTTAAGTGGTAGTACCATCCATTGATGCGCACAGATAAAGGAAACCACCAACATCCTTTATAAAAAGTAATCTTCATCACTCTACCTCTTAAGTTATGGGTTAGCCTTTATATGCTTACATCAACAATTACATAACCAAAGGCTTTGCATAAAGGGTTTTCGTCAGCCGCCTTAATAGCTGACGAGTAACTATCAAACTCCATAATCGGTGGACATGGGTTATTGTCTTCCCTGCTCTGCACTATTGCGGTTAATTCACCACTAACCTGCTTAGTAATAATTATTTTTGACATATCTACCCACCCTTTATGCTATTACTTTGGATAAAAACATATAGCATTGCCTTTTTTGCTCACACTAATTTCTTCGCGCTTTTGTAGCCATAGCAATACCCCTTGTTTCGCGCCTGACTTGCTTGCGTAATGGTGATCAATGCTTTCAATAATATCTTTGACTGTACAGCCCGGATTTGCCTGAACAAATTTAACACAGCGGTCCATGGTTCTACGCCAAGGCGATGAATAACCAGAGCTTGTGCCAGGGGCATAATTCTTCATATCTTCATCTAGTAAGGTCAACAAATATTCTGGACCACTACGGTACTCTCCTGTAAACCTTCTATTTCTATTAAAAACATGCCGACACATTCGTCCGTGCTCGATTCCATATTCATCAATAGTTAGGTCGGCACGACCATAAAATTTGATTACACCCAGCCCCATATCAAGAGCTAATTGCTTGTAAAATGACGACATTCTAGTCGGCGCTGCAATGCTGACAAAATGCGCATACCTTAGTCTTTGCTGGGCTTGCTCTAATAATGTCAGCGTCCACGACGTCTTACATTCAACAATATGAACGCATTGTCTGTGCGGCATAAACGGAAATGGGCGCACGCCCACAATATCGGCTCTACCACCGGGAAGCTCCACTTCTGGATAGCAATCCCATAACTGTCCAGTCATCCAGTTCATTACTACTTGCGCGACCTCGGCCTCGCTACGCTTTACGCCAACCATCTACCCACCCTTTACGCTATTAAGAAATTCACGAGCCTCGATTCTAGCTCCATCAATATCATCATAATCATCGGCATCTACTATCATCTCAATAACTTCAACCGCTTCAATTAAGGCTTTGTCTATCTCAGCTCTGTCTGACATAAGCTCTTTAGCCACACCATCCAAATTATCCCAAATAATTACTTCTTGATGGGCCTTCTCTAAGGTATTCATACTTTATGCCTTTAATGTGTTATGCAGAAGCCAGAGCTTTACGAACTTCCGTTCTAATCATTCTTGTTTTTCTGTTATGAATAACCGCTAAGGCGTTACTTAGGGCTAATATGTCGCCAGAGGTATTATGAAACCTATCCTCTTTCATTCCCTTTATGCCGTCGATCATAATCTTCTTTGCCTGTGATACAGTAAGCCCTGGATTGAGCTTTGCTGGCGCTTCAGACTCATCAACGGAATGAAGCAAGGTCATAATTTCAAATTTTGTCGTTGGTATTCTCATATCTCTATATCCTCATCTGTTAGTGTTAGGTGTGGTCGGGAGGATTCGAACCTCCAACGCACTAGCTTCATGCGCTCCTACAGTTATCCTAGATTCAGGTAAGTTCGATTTACTGCCTGAACAACACCACGTTTTTGTTACTAGAAAATTAGCCTGTAGTACGTATACCAATTCCGCCACGACCACATTGTTTGGTTAGCCAGGAAAGTCTGGTACATCCACGCCACTCGCCTTAAGTTGCGCCCTAGTTAAAGGGATGCCGATTGCACACGCGATCGTGTCATATTTACTTGTGGTGTTTAGATATCGAAACCAATAATCCCATTCTGCTTTAGTCATTTATCTGTCCTCTTGTTAGTGGGTGGCTGTTTAGGTGGCCAGTCGTTACTCTGGCTATGGTTATACCTATTCGACACTCGTCAGCGCCCCAATGGCCTTCCCATCACGAATCACCATGCTTGCAAGGTGTCGCTGCGTTTCTACTTTCAACGCCGCACCTAAACTGCTCCGTAACTAGTGGGCCTCTCACCCTTCCGGCTTTCGCTATTATTTGGTGGCGCTGTGTCAGTTGGCCAGTCGTTACTCCGGCTATGTACAGTAGGTTCAGTTTTAAGGCCCACGATGCTGTACCATCTCCAGCCACTTCCGTAGCGTGTCTACTTTCCACGCCGCAACCAACACAACAGCCATTAACCTTTCCCCATTACCCTCTGTGATAAAACCGCCCAATGCGCTGTCTTTTCTTTTTCTTTTTCCTTCTTCAGTTTTTGAGAATTTGCTTTATCCTGACACTCTACACACCAGCTTGATAGGCGATTATCGTATCGAGAGTCTTTTCGGAACTCTTTATCAGGCTCAAGGCATTTTGTGCAGCGTTTAGACATTTATCCAACCATCTCTTTGTATGAGACCTGTTCTGCGGCGTTAAGCTGCTTTATCAGGAGCTTTTCACCCATCGGGGTGATTCCATCAAGGTTTTCATGTAAAAGCCCTATATCCTGCTCTGATAAAGCCTGCTTGATGTTTTCGAGCATAACTACCCCGTCACCGCTATCACCCCTAATTTCTGACATTCGTTTGTCTTTTTGTCCCCTCGGGATACTTCCCCTTAAATCAAGCCATAGCCACACGGAGACATCCATCCCAACATGGCGATCAAACAGATAAAGCCCCAATCCGTCTCTTGCATCCACCATCTCATAAAATACTTTCTTATGCTCTTGAGTGTAGTGCGGTGAATAGTCCGACACATCGATAGTATGCAAGGTCTCTAATATTTTAGAGTTTACTTCATGGTTCTGGTTGTATCCTGGCCATTGCTTTGAGGCGATGTAAATCATGGTTTTCATGATCATCTCATCCTCAAAAGTCACCCAGGGCGGCGGGAAGGCGTTTTTGTCTTTTTTAAGTTTTGCCTGGTAGGCTTTCCATGACTCTGAACGGTTCCGATGTTTCTCGTAAATTTCAGAGATAGGCGTGACGACGGTTTGATGAGATCCATCAGGAAAGCGAGTGACAATAAAAGCTCCCTTCGGTCTACCCCTGTCCGCTTGACTGGCAAACCAATCCTTAGCTTTATGATCGGGAATATCAGCCGAAAAACCTGACCAGGTAAAATCATCTTCCTCAAAAACGACTCTAATCTCACAACGGTTTATTACGCCCATTCTCTGATGGATGGCCTCGACGCCCTTATACCCTGGCTGTAAGGTGATGACGGTCTTACCAAACTGGTTTTTACGAGGCAACAGCCAGCCCTGGCGTTTTCCTTCCGTTAGATCTAATCCTAAAACAGCAGCTTGCTGTAAAGCGTTATAGACGGCCTCAGGGTCACTGACGGCAATATCCATAATGTACTTATTTTTGGTTAGCGCCATTTTTGCAGCATGTAGCTGTGAGTCTGGCAGTAAGTCCCACTGATATTGTTTTATCGTATCGACATACTTTTGTGATGCATTCTCTATTATGGGTTGTATATTGCTCATATTAGTTACTCCACTATCACCATAATGCTCGCTATCGCCACCCCTGCCGCCACAATGCAGAGAAAGTCTTTAATCAGTCTCAACGCTTCATCAGTGAAGATAGAATAGCTTTTGTTAAACGGTTTGTTGATTCGTCGGTTCATAATCCCCTCGCTATACCTTATCATTTATGCTCTCTTATCCATGCAATCATTTCCTTGAACTCATTGGCAACGTACCTGCCAGGAGCGCCAACACCCATTTCATCTCTTAGTTTTATCAGGTCATCATTAAAACCAATAGCCTTTCTAATTAACTCCCTAGCGAAAATAACTATAACCATCAATCCTATGAAAACTAATATCGGCCTTAAAAACAAGTAGGCAAAAAACCAAGGGCCTGCTGTTTCTAGCAGCTCTTTTAAGTTCTGTCCTGACTCAAGTATAAATCTTAATTCTTCCATCCTATAATCCTCTCACTACGCCCAACAGGGCGTTATCTAAAAATGATGACGAATGGAAGCTGATTAGCTTTAAGCCTTCCGTCTCGGCTATCCCATCCACCCGTATATCCTTAACACTTCGATACCATCGGGTCTCACGGATTAATCTTCGACATTCTAACCAGGTCTCACCGTAGCAAGTCGTGACCCCTACTACGCCGTTGTAGTGGTATTGGCGTTCACCGGGTTCAAAGCTCATACATCACCATGGACTAGGTAGGCTACGATGTGGATTGAGCTTTTTGAGGTCCATAGTCGATCTGGTAGCTCGCTGGCGCTGACGTACTTCACAGCATCCATATCACTAAACCACACCGTCACCCGCTTATCCTTAATCTCTTCTGGACACTTATCACCACTAAAAGGGATGTAGATGTCTGGGAAGTCGATGGGGGCTTGGATGTTTATGTAGCCATTACCATCACTCATTCTATAAGGATAGGTGCTTTCATCGCCATCAAGAATCTTCTTAAGGCGGCCTACTCGCCCTAAACCCAAATCTTCACTGTTATCCCAATAATGATACAACCGCCCCACCACATACTTAGGTTCTTTACGTTCTTTGCAATACGCCTCGAAAACGTCATCATCTAAGTCGTTCATGTTTTGTCGTAGTGTTTTGTCTAGTTCGTTCATGATTGATCCTCATACCTAAGCGGGTCACTTCCAGGCTCATCAACTGCACCATCGTGGCCATCTGCCCACTCCTTGCAGTTACTTTCTGCGGATGTGTATTTTCCAGAAAAATAACTCTTGCTATTTATGCACATTGCATAAACGCCTTCTATGTCGCCGCCAGCTTGGGCTAGCATCTCAGACCAAAACCGACAGCCTTTACAGTCTTTTGTTTCTCCGTAAGTCCTATGGAACATATCTCACCCCTTGGTTGTTAAATTAAAAACTCCGTTGTGTCGCTTCTCTTTCGAGTGTCGGGACGGGCGGCTCCGACGTATTGTTGCAACTTCGACCTTGCTGCACCTGCATAGCAGGCTAGGACGTTCGTTGATTATTTATGTAGTGTTCCTTGACTGACTCAAGGTTAAACCCATTATTAATTAAACGCATAAAAGCCAAATTGCAGTTAAATTTACCTAGGTCGTTTATATGCTCATATTCAATTTGAGCTTCTTCTGTTGTGTATTCCTTACCATTTTCGTCTGTAATTGAAAAATCACTACTGCTGTTTAAGTAAAGTTCCATAGCCCACCTCTTATGACGTTGTTAATTCTTAACTGTGATTAACTTTAGCAAAGCCCCTTGACAGTGTCAAGGGTTTGCGCTAATCTTTTACAAACTTAAGTTAAGGAACAAAGAATGAAAAGAGAAAAGTACATTAATAAGTTTCATAAGCGATGGGAGCGTGTCGCCCGATTGCGGGAGGTTAAAGGATTAACCTTTGAGGAAATAGGTAAGAAATTTAATCCCCCTGTATCAAGGCAGAGGGCGTCACAGATGTATGATAGCTGGACGGAACTACAGGACAGGGCTTTTAAGGAGCTAACAAAATGAGCAAACAAGTAAAAGTAACAAAGAGCGACCCACGACAAATCCCCGAAGTCCTAACCGAACTCAAGCGCCGCTATCCAAATGGGGTGCGTTATGAGTAAATTCCAGCTAGACGAAATAGCAATAGTTATCTGGACTACTGATGGTGACGGTATTGGCGAGGAAGTGATTATAAAATCAGTTTTAACGTGCAGTCACAAAATTGGAAATACGGATGCTCCTACATATAAAGTAAGCTTCGCGGATGGTGATGTGGCGTATATGCAGCCTCACCACCTACGCAAAAAACACGCGCCCGACCAAGACATAGCAGAAACCCGCCAAGCCCAAGTCGATAGCTGGGACACCATGATGAAGAAATTAAACCAGGAGAAGGTGGTATGAATCCTGAATTTAGATGGCGAAAAGCTGATGGCGATGAAGACATAGCCATACCTAATTGGGATGGCACAGAAATCGTGCTTCAGGTGAGATACGAAACAGATGGTTTTACCGAGTCAACGCCATTCATGAGTGAATGGCAAGACATAAAACTAGAGGGTGGTGAGTGATGAGGCTGATTAAATTTAGGGCGTGGCAAAAGACTCATGAATACATGACTGATGACCTAGCTATGGTTCATAACGTCTTCTATTACGACGACCCTCAAGATGGAATCAGAATTGATGATGACTGGGTACTAATGCAGTTTACAGGACTAAAAGACAAGAACGGTGTCGAGATATTTGAGTCTGACGTATTACTAACTGAAGAAGATAGTGTTTTGCATGACGTTTATTGGAATGATGATTGCGCAAGGTTTGAGGTAAAGGAAAGAAATGGTGATGTTAACGACTTAGAGTTTTCTGATATTTATGTTGTCGTCGGAAACGCATTCCAGCACCCTAATCTACTAGAGGGAGATAACGAATGAGCATGTGGTGTCCATACTGCCAAGTTAATCCAGTTAAGAACGAGCACCTGCCTTATTGCCCGACCCAAACGCAAGGAGAAGACAGGGAAAGGCTTATACAGCAACTAAGGGATAGAGAGGCTAAGCAGATTATTGACGAGCTTGAGCGATGGATAAGTAAGGGCTAACACCCTAATAGGAGAATATAAATGAAGATAGTTAACCTATTTGAGCATTATCGACTTAAAAGCGAGGCCGACAGGAAATGTATTGAAGACTATCTTGATCATGGTTTTAATTTTTATCAGGCCGAGAAGATGTGCAAAGAAGACCAGAACAACGAGAAGAGGATAAGCGAGTGAGCGAAGAAATAATCGAAACAACCGTTCGAGTAGATAAAATGACGGCGGAATGGCATGAAGGTTTGCTAAAGAAATCCAAGAAAGAATTACGGGATATAGTTGTTAATACGCTCTTAGAAAAACGATTAGTAGAAGATGATGCCAAAGCATCTAAGCAAAAGGCTGAATTCTTGCGATCTAAATTAGACAATGCTCAGGCTTGCATAGGTCAAAGTAGAGCCATGATTAATGCGATTATGAGTAAATGGCCGTGATTAACAACCCCAAAGGAGAAGGTAATGAATAACGAAAACAGGATGTTTATACGATGCCCGGATGGGGATTGGCCTAACTGTAAAGACCCAGGGGGATGTGAATGTGTGGAGTGTGGCTGCATATTTATAGGATACGAACACCAAGATACTTGCAAGCGGTGCGATGAAATTAAGAAGGCCCCCAAGAAATGAGGGCCTATATTAATTCAAACTACTTCATGGTGCCGAATGACATCGACCGTATGCCCGTTGGCATTTTCGATATAGGCGACGTTATCAACAGCAATGTTTTGGTGGCTAGCGTTCGGGAGGTCTCCATCAGGCTTATTAAAAAGATGGATCCAGTAATAGGGCGATGGATCGCCAGCGGCCACAGGTTGATTAGGCGGGGTTACATGATAATGATCGCAGGCATAAACGAAACGAGTTCCTTTATCCGAGAAGTTCTTAACGGTAAACATAATATATCTCCTATCTGGTGTCTGGTTAGTACTAGATTTAATTATAGCGCAAATAAGAAGCCCCGACAGAGAGCCGGGGCTATTTACCACTTGCATCTTCATGCGGGGGTGGTTATTGTATACGTGCGACCGTATGGGCTGATAGTAGCTTATTCAAAAACCTTATTCCATAACTATTTACTTATATGTCGCCCCAACGGGTCTTCCCAACGGCAGGGTTATTGCGTGGCGACAAAAACAGTCTCATGCCGTCACACCCTACAGGATGAGGTTGACGCACCTAGCGCGTTACTAAGGTGCAAAAGTGGAAGGTTTAAAGGTGGAATGCCGGGAGGCAGACACAAGGCCCGAAGTGGATACGTTAACGCCGTTCTGCGGATATCAGTACAACCCCCTATAAGGTTGTATGGGTATGGGTACCAGGAGAGCCTCGCAAAAAGGCAAGGTCTCCACCCTTGGGAGAGATCTAACTGTAAACCGGAGTATTAGAGATGAAATTATGGAACCCAACCAAAGAAGATCGTAGAGCCTTACGCACTGGTGAAATGAAGCGATACGTCCGAAACCTTACCGAAGACCAACTAATCCACGAAGCCGATTGCCCCTTTTGTGGAAAACGGGTTTATCGATATGAATCCCGAGATAAATATTTAACCCTGACAGGCACAACGCATACGTGTAAGGGAATGTTGGCACCAAACAAACACAAAGCGGAATAGTTAAAGGAGGTTGTATGTTGTCACCATTTCAAAGGCTTGATGAGTTTGAGCAATATGAAAATGGCTGGAATTACGGCAAGGGGGTGGCATTTGATGACAAAACCATTGAGGCCGCGAGGTTTTTATCCATGATGCTCTCTGAAAGAAAAGTACACTTTCAATGTTTTCCTGGGCCGGAAGGACAAATAAGGATAACCGTCTACAACGATAACGACTCAGATTTTGAATACGATGTTATGGGTTATACGGGTGAGTTAGAGGACGACACCCCACAGGACAAGAAGGGTAAAGCAGAATGAAAGACCTTAAATTACACTTTGCAGAAAATGTTCTAGATATCATTATTGAGATTGATAACCATCAAATGGACTTACCAGATATTTTACTTGATTTAACTACGGAGGCTTGGAATTTAGCCGCAAAATATTGGGAGTGGTTGGATAAAAGACGAGAGGATATATAAACCATGACTGACAAGATAAGGGGTAAGGTATGAATGAGAAACTTGAGGCGTGTCCATTTTGTGGCGGTGAGGCAAAACTATTAGACCTTAAGCTATATGCGCCTCATTTCTATGTTGTCAGATGCATAACAGATTCATGTTGTATGAGGCAAGGCCATGTAGTCGAATTTCTCAGCAAAGAGAAGGCTGTCAAGGCTTGGAACTGTAGAGCAGATAAACAGGAGTAGTGGTATGAAGCTAATACAATTGCTTGAGTACAGACGACTTGAATCTTTAAGGCAAAGGAAGTGTATAGAGCGCTACTTGAAAAAAGGCTTAGATTTTGGTCAGGCAGACAGAAAGTGCCAAAAGAAGGCAGGCAAAGGTAATTAACAGGAGAATAGAAATGAATACCGATTTACCGGACATTATCGGCTCGACGTATGGGACGGCCACGAAGACGACAAGCATGTTAACGGGCTTAACGACTAACGCCATATACAAACAAGATGATATGGAGATGAATAGAGTAAACGAAATTATTAACAGCATGACTAAGGCGCAAGCCAGCAAACAATCGGAGAATAACACCATGAGCAAAAGACGATTAATTCAAGTATTTATTGTAGACCCTAACGAGCAAGTGCCTTTGACTGATGCCATTTTGTATCAGGGTGAAGTGCATTTAACCGACTTAACCGATGAAGAATTGTTCTTTGAAATTCCCGTAAAAGAATTACTGGCGGCCCATAACGAGAAACGGGAAAAGATTGTCGATAAAAAAATAAAAGAACGAACTGAATACCTTGAACCAGCCAAGATTCGTAATCTGAAAATGTCAGTCGTGACGCTCGCTGATTTCTGACAGGAGAAGACTATGAGTAATTGGATATCAACAGAAAACGACAAACCTCCTAAGCATGAGCGGGTTCTTTTCTGGCTCCATGAAATTGAGTCTTTTGCGACTGGCTCATATAGTTATGATCAGGAGCTATGGATTGACGAGGTTACTGATGGTCAGAACGAACCGATGAAATGGTATGAGCATGAAGTATCTCACTGGATGTTTCCAGAGCCACCCACCCAAGAGGATAGATAATTGACCTCCGAAGAGAAATGGAGCTACGTGATATCCGAGCTTGAGAAGCTCAGAGACCTCGAATCCCGGCTTGAAAAGCTTGAGAAGTCCTCTGCCATGCAAATCAGACCCAAGCCCGGAGGCGGCCATACCAAGCTTTACACCGGAGACCCCTCAGACGAGGGCCGACCCACAGCAGAAGAGATTGAAGCGAGGTGGAAATAATGCCCGGAGCACTTAACTTAAACCTAAAACAAGGCGAGCGAGACATCTATCAATGTCAAAAGCTCAAGACCTTAGCCAAAGCTAAGAAACGAATACGAGACTACAACATGACCCATAAGGCCCAGATTCATTTTAGAGTGATTGGGTGTGGGTTGGAGGTGTGGCGATGAGCATGACCATCGATATCCAGGCTGGCGAGGTCGTCATAAATGAATGGGATTTAGCTGGAAATAGCAAACCATTAAAGGGTGAGGCAACCAAACACATCTTATCATTAGCGGAAGCTATAAAAGATGCGGTTATAAAGGCGGCGATAGAGGTAAATACTAATGACTGATCAAGAGATTAACGAAAAGCTGGCTAGGATTTTGGGTTATAAGGTAGAACTAGTTAATAACACTGTTATTGCACGAAGCGAAGTATCTACCAATGTCTTTGATTATCACCATCCAGCCATCTTCGCAGAGAATGTTATTTGGTTGCTGGGCAATGGGTGCGCGTTTTATGGCTCAACCCCCTTAAGAATACTAAACAGTATAAGTCTTGAACTTTTAGCGGAAGACAAAGACCCCTACAAAGCCGTAGCTCTGGCAAGGATTGAGGCGGCGATAGAAGATGACTAAATATAATTTCAAGTTCATGGAAGTGGGTGATGTTTTACTGTACCGCGTCATTCTACTTAAGGCCCAGAATCTGGTTAGAAAAGCAGTTTACCGATACAACCGAACCCACCCAGGCCGGTTGATTGCCAGGGCAGTAGGGGGCGGCATAGAGGTTAAGCGGGTTGAGTGATTACAAGCTTGAGAAAAGCAAACTCAAAACTAGGTTGGGATGGTTTATTAAATACCAGAAAGAATTTGTAAACAGACACTATGCGTTTAAAGAGAAATGGAAAGCAGAACGAGAGCTAAACCGGATTAAAAAGTTTAGGAGTAAAATCGATGGAAACCAGAAATAGAGTCTATACCGCGTTGAATCCGAATAAGATTCATAACGATCATGAGCTATCGAGTTACACCGGGTTATCGATTGAAGATACCCGTTATCACTTGAGCAAACTGGTTGAGGGTGGACTGATTAACGAAGTCAAAAAGGTCCGAGTTAAGCGCAAGGTCTACCATGTTTACGAGACCAAGCAGCAGAGATTGTTCGATGATTGATCCAACCGAATTATACAATAAAGCCATGGCTCAAGCTGAGAATTGGGCCGATGCGGATTACGCCTCTGGTTTACTGGATGACGCGCTTGACACCTTAGAAGGCGTGATAACTGCCGAGCTAAAGGCCGACGGCAAGCCTGTAAGCATTATTAACAAACTGGCTAAGAATGACGAGCGCTGGAAAGAAGCCGCTCAGAAACGACGACAGGCCCGCAGGGACGCCTTAATCGAGAAGCTCAAGTACGAGCAAATGAACCGCTATCAGGACAACATAAGAACGAAAGAATCGACTGAGCGGCAGTTAGGGCGATGAGCGAATGAATATCACAAGAGGTAAAGGCGAGACCAGATATGGCCCTGGTGTTGAGATCAATTCAAAGACCTTAACAACGCGCTTAAGGCCTTAACCATTGCACAGTATTTGGTAGACAAGGTAGTTCAGGATATACGAGATAGGCAGATTCAGATAGATAGAAAACTATTAAAGGTGGTGAAATGATAAAACAAATTAGATTTATAATAGCCGAGACATTTATGAAATGGAGCATGTCTATTTTGCCACCAGGAACAGAAGAGAGGCGATTGTTTGCTGATTTTATTAGAGATAAATACTCGAAAGCAACTTATGACTAAGCGTAAAAAGAAATCAAAGCTTCAGAAGAAAAAAGACAACCCCAGGTCTAAATATTGGGAGAAAAAAGCCGATGACTTATGGAGAAAATTTATCCATAAAGAGTATGGCTATTGCATTATAAATGACGGATGCTCAGGCCCGATGGAGGCGCACCACCTGATATCTAGAGCCAACAAGGCGACGCGCCATGACCCCCGAAACGGGGTTAAGCTTTGCTCTAAGCATCATAAGTTTGACAATAAGCTATCTGCACATGGGGCGCCGTTGGCGTTTGCTGAATGGCTACAGGAGCATTACCCCGAACGATGGGAATGGTGTTGTGAGAATAAATATAAGATAGAAAAACCTGACTATAAACAGGCCTATGAAGACTTACAGCAAATATTGGAGGTTAGTGATGACTAACAATGCAACAATTAACTTAAGCAAAGAGCTAAACAATATAGCTAAAAAACTAGATTCAATGATAGAAAACGCTTCTGGTGAGCGAGTGGGGTTTACATTAATTGTATATACACCTGAACGAGCCTCTTATATTGGGTCTGTTGAACGCAAGTATGCCATTGAGCAAATGGAACATTTAATAGAGCTATGGAAATCAGAAATGCCAGATATCCCAGCCCATGACTATAAAGGATAAGCAATGAATATTGATGACAATGAACTAGTAAGCGCTAAAACTTTTTCTCAAATGAATGAGCTAGAAAAGCAAAAATTTACCCCTATTCCTCCTGAATTGCAAAGTGCGGCTGAAAGGAAGCTGAACGGCAGAGGCTCGGTCTCAGTAAGTAAGCATTCTGGTGGTAAGCTTTCTAGATGGGCAGCAGTGGAGAGGAAGAAAAAACGCAAAGCCCAGAAAAAGGCCCGCAGAGCAAATCGATGACCAACAAACAGGAGGTTCCACGTGGAACAATCATTATCTGAACATTTTGCTACACTAGTAGAAATGGGCTATAAGAGCGGTCTGATTATGGGTTTATCCATTAGGGTTAGCCTGGGATTAATGTCAGGTATCCTGCTTGGTGTTTTGTTTTACCGCGCCATTCATCGGTTTACCGCCGGAAAGGTGATCATGCGATGAGCGATCTATCTCTGGATATCGAACTAATAAAGCAGCAGGGCCAAGAACAACTCGAACTAACCCAGCAGACCTCGAAGCAAATAGACGAATTACGTGACAACTTCGACGCCTTAATTAGTTTATTAGCGGATATTAATGTGCTGGAAATCGAAGAGGTTGAGATCAGCGAGAGGGTGAATTGATGGAAGTTATTCACGCAGAGCATCGATTTAAGCGCCCGGTCTACCGAATTGACACTTATACCTGGGTCCATCATTGCAAAAAGCACCCCGACCTAAACGGTAAAACAGGATTACAAAAGATCCGATGCCATATTGAGATTAAGTGTCCCTTTTGTGGCGAGCACCCGCCAGAATGACGAAAATGAAACTAAACTGGCTACTCCGGGATTGGGTATTTGAAATAACCCAACAGATTGAAGAAAGCGCCTACCCATCCAGTGACACCACTACCCGCATTGGAACCGGATCGAGAATGTTCGGAGGTATCCTGGTCAAAGATAGTTGGTCACGCCCCGAACTGGCCGAGTTAAACAATGCTATCAACACTCTCCCGACCACCCTATCCAATATCATCGTTTCACATAGAGTATTAAAATATACTTATAGGCGAATGGCCGAAGAGTTTGGCTTTAGCAAATCAATGGCCCCGCATCGAATCAAAGACGCCGAAGATGCCTTGTTAAACCTTTTGTAATTTCGGACAGATGTGCTATGATTTTTGTAGATTTAAATTCCACCCCCTAAAATAAGTTCCATCCCCCAATTTATACCGGCCTCCATGCCGGTTTTTTTATGAGGCTCTCATGAAGCCAAGATACCTAATGTACATCGCTTTGCTGTATATGGCGTTTCTGTTCGTGATGTCTGAACCCTTAAGGGCGGCCCCTTATACGTCTCCACCGCAATCACTCGATACGACCTTCTTCGCGTTCGAGGGGAATATTGCTGCGTTGCTATGGGAGCAGACAGACGGAACATGGTATTGCTTAGCGGGTCAGTGGTTTAATACCATCAATTATGTCAATACCTGGCCGAAAGAACAGCCAGGAGAGTCAATTAGCCAATATGCAATGAGGGCGATGCCTCAAATTGCACCGAGAGAGCGAACGCCTGAAGAGCTGGCGGTTTGCAAGAAATTAACAGATGCTAATGTTGTGCAAGAGGTTTGGATTGTTGACCAATACCGAACCAGCTTAACCAGACCCGTCTATCAAATCACTGATATCTTTCCCAGCGTCAAGATTAAGCTTAAAGACGGAACAGGCAAAGAAGTTCGGGCCCCTCACTCTCAGGCCTGCGGAAATAAAGTCGCTGATTATTCAACCACTTCCAAGGTTTATGAATGGCGTGAGGTCACGGTTAATTCGTTAAGGGGCGTATCTGTCTGCCGTAGGCAGTGAAGCAATATATTCCTGATCGCATCCTTAAGGAAATGCGCGATAGTCACAATTTGATTGAATTTGTGAAAATACACCGCCCTACCGAACAAGAGATGGCTAATTTTGAGGGCTCACGAAGAAAAGGCGGATCCAGGGATTCACCTAAAAGCAACGCCAAGGCAATAAAAGACCTACAAGACTATGTTTCAGCATCTAAAAAGCCATAAAAAAATACTGGTCACCGGCCCTCACCGAGCGGGAACCACGATTGCGGCGACCATGATTGCCCACGATACACAGTCCTTTCTGGCTCTCGAAGAGAAATGCTGGCTTCCTGGTCAAGACTTACAACTGCTTGATTGGTGGATGAATGATTATAAGGGCTCAGTGGTGTGTCAGGCTCCCTTTGCGGCGGATCAATGCCATGTCTACAAAAATGCCTTAGTCGTGTTTATGCATCGAGACCTCTCGGATATTAAGAAAAGCCAGCAACGCATGTTTTCTGAAGACCACGAAGATATTAATTGGGAGCGGATTCAACGAGCTGAGACTCGAAAGTACCACACAGGGCAGCTTGGCCGGCCCATTGCTCAAATCAAATATGAACAATGGCAAGAGCAGAAACAAGATCTGCCTTACCATCTAGATCTAGAATATGAGTCGTTAAAAGATCATGAGTTATGGGTCGATAAAGAAGATCGAAAAGCCTTTCATGTCAGGCAAACCATTAAACAATTTCAAGCTTCTTTCATGACGCTTTATGGTGATTAAT